CGTTCTATTGTTAACAAGGAGAATATCTTTTTTCCATATTTGTATCTTTTCTTCTTTTGTGAGAGTTACGGGCTTCTTAGCTTTCGCCTTTGGTGCAGCTTTCAAGCTCTCGCCATTCTCATCGATGAGATTAAAAGCCATCTCTTTCTTTACAACACCATTGAGATAAGTTACCTCTACATAGCCTGTAGACTTAGAAATGATACTTGTAATTGTGCCTTCTTGATTCTTCTTGTTGAATACCTTAGCACCGATGTTAATCTTAGAAGTTCTCATAATCTTTACAGTTGTTACGGTGTGTCTCACCGTTCTTGTTGTTATTTGTTTCTGTTATAATAATCGACTATTTCCTCAACATTAAAGCGTGGAGATGGTAGAATACCACCATTTTCTTTTATTTCCCATTCTTTTACCTTCCTATCATCCCAGTATTCTATTTCTCCTGCGAAAGTTGTAAACATTCCCTTCTTATAGGCTTGCTTAACCTTCTCTCCAAAAGCTGAATTATAAAATCTTGGTTTTTTCATTGCTCTTTCTTTTAATTGTTATTATTATTTTGATAGTGTAAAGGTAGTAATTTTATTTGAATTATCAAAATAAATATCGCCTTATTTTGATAAGAAAGAGTTAAAAGATATTAAACGAAAAAGAGCACTATCCTCTCGGATCATGCTCTTTGCTCCTAAAAATAATCTTACCTTAATAATAACTAAAAACCTAAATCTATGTCAAATACGAATTCAATCCTTTTCTCCTACAAATTTAGTAAATTATCGTGAAAGATGCAAGAGAAAAGGGGTATTTATTCATCTATTAAACTCACTAATAGGGAGAATTATTTTGCTCCCTAATCCGTGTGCCAATGATAGCGCATGACAGATGATATCTTGTAGGAGTTTGGGAGGTAAATCAGGGGAGTTATAACCGGTTGTACAACCAGTTATAACTTCTATGCCACGAACGGAAGCCTGCGAATAGCGGTTGCCTGTTGTTCGGCTCTCGGTGATATGTAGCTTGATGTACTTCATTTACCTGTATCGCTTTACGAGCCACACGATGATGTAAGAGATAATGACTATCACGACAATAGATACTGCGCCAATAGCCCATCCGCCTACTTCCATCTTGATTTGCTGCCAGCGTGTGAGTTGTTTCTCAACGGGAACTATCGTGTTCTGTATCTCGCTGTTCGCCTCCCGCAGACTGTCATTCTCTAATCGGTAGCGGTCAAGCTGCCGCTGCAAGGTAAGGTTCTCCTGCGTGGCGTGCCATCGGTCACGATAGCGAACGATCAACCGTTCCTTAACGTTGCCTTGCTCGTCCTGAACTATCACCACGCTGTCGTGTATCGCCACGCTGTCACGGGTATTGATGACGTGGTGCATAACGAGGCTGTCCTTGACGTGTATGCTATCACGATGCGAAAGATACAGGGTATCGGTGCGTACGCTCTCAACGGGTACATATACCTTATGCGAACAGCTGCAAAGGAAGATGGCTAACATCGTCAATAAGGCGATGAGAGTCACCATTGCATGGAATGATTGTCTTAGTTGTCTATCGTCCATAATTACTATACCTTTAAGTGAAAACACATCCTGCGCTGCTTACCATCGGGTCGCTTATACCCCACGTGCACCCATCGTGAAGTCTTCGATTTCTCTATAATGATTTGGTCATAAGCATAACCCATCTTGCTGAACTCGTTTGCCATGAACTTCTCAAACTCATCCTCATTGCCATTGACAGGGTTAAGGTCGGCTGCATATCCGTACATGTGCGCTGAGTTCTTAACACCTCCCACCGCTTTATTGACGGCTGGCGAACGATAACCGCTGCCCACTCGCAATGCTGGTGTGCCTAACCCTTTGCGCTCGCAATACTCTGCCCACTCTGCCCGTATGCACTCCAGTAAGCGCATGGTCTCGGTGAGGTTAGCTCTAATTTGTGGGCTAGGCGTGTTGTCTAGCCCTAGACGTGTAGCCGTGCCTGACTGCACCATCTCTCCTATTGTGAAGTTTGCCATAATTCCTTTTCAGTTATGAATAATCTGCCTTATAATTCTTATCAATTTTCTATCAACTTCTTATCAAAAAATTATAAACGTTCTTGTAACAGCTTGATAATCAATTTACAATTTTCTTATAATTATTTTCTAAAAAATTTATAGACCTTATAAGGCACTCCTTCTTGTTATTCTATCGTACTATTACTTGCTGCTTTTGTGTCTGTACTCCTTAAATACTCGGAGAGGTAAGGAATCTTATCAATCATTTTCAGCGTCAAGACGTAATAGATAAACCCTGCCACTTTCCACATCGTGGTATCTTCGATGAGCATCTGTCGCCAGTTGCGAACGATATTCGTGCCGTAAAACCATATCGCCACACCGCACAACACCTTTACTACTCCCACCGTCTCCTCCTCGTTATGCAGGAAATGACCCGTCACAAACACTGCTGCGGTCATTACAAAGAAGAGGGCGCAATGACGAAAGAAAACCATCGACTTCTTCCAATCCCAATGCTCGCCATGCGTCATCCCTGCTATCCATCCGAAGACGTAATTGAGCACAAAGACAATGAGCATAGCGTACATGAAATCACGAATAGGAAAAAACAGACTTAATAAGCCGCTAACAATACTCCCCATGATATACTTGAATTGTTCTAAATAGTTCATACGAATACACCTCCTTTCTTACAACAGATAGAGCCCTATACCCAATAGTGCTCCCGTCATCCCTGCCACGACATCGTGCCAATCGAACTGCTCCTTGTGGAAGTAATAGTCCATGCTCTCCTTGCCAAACATGACAATGAAAGCGGGCACGAGCGATAATAACAAACATGCATCAATGGCATGCAGCCCACGGCATACTACCATCGAAACGATTAATCCTGCAAGCATGTGCAGATACTTGTCGCTGCCAATGCTGGCGAGCTTACTGAAAAACTTGTATATTGCATCCATAATTAAAATTATTTATGCCCCTTTCGCACCGCCCTTGGGGCTTTTGTTTTGTGAGTGGTGCGATATGTTGTTTTGAGCAAATTTGGTCACACGTCTGAGCAAATTTGGTCAGCATTGTGAGCAAATTTGCTCATTTTCTTAGCTAGTGGAATCAACTGCCCTCATGCATTCTCGTGATTTCTCCCGTACCTTTATCTATCACTTTGTTGCGCCACAAGACCCTGTACTCGAACTCGGGAGTTAAGGGAATGGGTGTGCCAACCTTGTACTGCTTATCCCACGTGGTGACATATAATATCTCGCCCGTTTCGTCCACATTCAGCGTCTTGCCCTGTCCTGCGGATTCGACCATGCCAACAGGAACAACCAAATCCTTAATACCTAAGATTGGCACATCCACCTCAATACGGATATTATTCCCGAACGTGCTGCGCTCAAAACCCGTATTGCGCACAAAGAGCGTGAAGCTGAACGAAGCCGAAAGATACACACCATCACCCGCATCCTTGACAGACATGAGGCACGTATGCTTTCGTGCGTATGCCGTAATATCCGTTGGCAAAACAATGCCGTTGCGGTTCAAGAGTAACATCGTGTTGCCCTGCTTATCCTTGATGATAAGATTAGCACGACCATCGATGATACCATATTCTATTCTATCCTCCGTACCCTCGGCAATGATACGGCGAGCGTCAATCGTGCCGTCTGCATTGAAAATAGCCGAAGGAGTGCCGTCCGTGCCTTGTATGCGGGTCTTATCGGCGGAAAGCGTAATCTGCCCATTGCGTAACGTTACGCCCGCTTGCTTCAAGCCCTCCACTACAAGGTTAATGCCTCGTGCGTCCTGCCGAATGGTGGAAATGTCCTTCCCGTTCTGCGATACGGTCTCCCTAACGTCCCCTATGACGTTCACAAATGATGCAGCTTCCATTGTGATTTGCACGGTACGGCGGTCGAGCGTCTTGTTCGCCTTATCCCTTAGTTCGACATTGATAAAGTCGGGGCGGTCGCCCGTCTTCGAGTAGTTCGCCATCTGATACGTTCCGCTGTTGACCCTGCCTGCCGTCATAGTGAGGAATACTCCTTGATTCGTCCATGCAATGACGTGATAGCCTTGTGCCGCTCCCGTTTCTACACTAATCTGCGCACCCTTGACGTGTTCGATGGTGTACTCAAGGTTTACACGTAGCACGTTGTCAGATGCCACGATAGCTTTCTCCGTCTGTGGCTGGAGGCGATAGAACTCCGCCGCTGCTCCGTTGCTCCCATTCGCACCCGTGTCACCCTTTGCGCCTTTCTCTCCGTCGTGTACGTCGGCAATCGTGATTTGTTGCCTTGCAATAGTTTCTTTATTCATATCTGTTATGTTTTAGGTAGGCGGAAACTCATCCGCCTACGATTGGTTATTTCTTCGTTATCTCACAGACGATGGTAGTTTTTGTCGCTACCTCGGCAGCAAGAACGGTGATAGGGTTGCCCGTCTTGACGTTCGACGTTGTCCCGTTCCAGTTCTGTGGCTTACCGTCCTTATCGAACTTCGTCCATGCGTAATCGAACTTGCGACTTGCGGCTGCCGTCGCCTCGTCTTCTATCTTCGTCCCTGACTGCCATATACGTGCGCTGATGGTAGTCTGCCCCGTTCCGTTAACAATCTTGTCGCCTGTTGGGCAGTAGAGTTCAACGGTGTAAGGGTCGGTTAAGTCTTGGAACGTCACGAGGGCTTGTGCGTCAGCTGCCGATTGCCCGTTTCCGCCGTTGTCATGGGCGCTCACACGGAAGGTTTGGAAGTTCAGTACATCAGCTGGCTTCACCGTCAGCGTTGCGCCATTAGCACGTCCTGCCGACACTGCTTTCCATGCACCCGTAGCCGTGTCGAACTGCTCCCATGTGAAGGAATTGCCTGCGTTGTCGGCTACCGAACCACGGAAGCACTGCGCCGTGACGGTCAAGTCGCCCGTAACGGTCTTGTCGAACACGTTACCTTTAGGGCAGGTCAGCACGACAGAGAAGAGTGCTCCACTCGTCACGTTGCGGATGATGGCGAACGAACCACCAATCTTCGATGTAATGTGATCAGCGTCTACATAGTCCGCTGTGAACGTCACGTTAAGGTCTGCCGTGAGGTTACCCTTGATGACAAGCTGCTTGGCTGCGTTGACAGCATAGTTAGCGTTGTTCGTCGATGCCGTGATAGCTGTTCCGTTGACCGTGTAAACAACATTCGTACAGTTAGCCAAATGCTCCGTTGCATCGCCACTCTCATACACTTTCGGTGTAATCGTGTTATTCTGTGTAGGGTAGTTCGGAGTGTACACGTTCGTATCGGGGTTGTACCCTTGCGAAAAGCCCTGCGAGGCTGTGAAGTAAACCTGTACCGACTTTGCGTCGTTGAGGTCTACAATAGTAATTTGATTTCTTGCTGTAATTGCCATTGTTTTTAATCTATGAAGTTAATACTTAGTTAATCGTCTAATACGCACTCAAAGACGGTGCGCTTGTCCACATCTTCCGCCTTAATAGTGATGGTTGAGCCTACGCCCTTATGTCTGCCATTCCATGCCTCGTCATACGCAGCGTTGCCGCTGTGTCGAATCCATGAAAAGCTGGAGGGAGGAAATGTACTTGTAATATCCACGTTCGCCTTTGTCACGACAGCCGTAAGCGTTACGCTGCCTTGACGATTACGAATGAAGTTACCCCCGTCAGAATAGATATTAAGCATAACAGGTGCTGCTCCTTGCTCACCTGCCACGCCTTGCGCCACCTGCTTAATCCACTTCGTGCTCGTGTCAGATGGAGCTTCTGCAGAGGGTTCTTTTGCCACGTAAAGCCATAGCGAACCTTGATAAGAGAAGCGGTCGTAATGCCCTGCTATCGTTCCTGTCTGCCACTCGCCACGATCGCATACAATCGGCGAGCTTGTGCCCGTTCCTGCTCCTGATACTATCTTAAAGCTATCCGAGCGAATCGTAGTGCCTCGTGGCGAAAACTCGTTGACAATATGCGTAGTTAGGTTGAAGTCATTAATGCCTGCATAGTCGACCCGTCTACCCTCCGACACATAGAGAATGTAAGCGTATTGCCTGTTGGGGTCGGTCTGCGAACCTAATTGTATGATATCGTCCTCTGCCTGTGGTGCGTCATTCTCCGTGCTGGTATCATATCCCACGCACGCATATTGCTTTCCGTCAATCGTGAGGTCGAGACTGCCTTTGATGTCTGACAGGTCGATGAAGTAATACAGCTTTTCGCTGACCGTCTCCTCGCCCATGTTCACCACCAGCCGCCAGTAGTAGCGGTTACTCGCCTGCTTCGTGGTGCGTGACAGGAGGTTCGCCGTCTTACACATCGCTTGGTCGCCCATCCGCCACTCGTTGGCGACACGCTTCTCGCCGTCATCAGCCAAGAAGTAACAACGATATACGTTACCCGTCTTCTTCACGAATGCAATCCTGCCACCTGCGCTCGTATAGCCTACGTCTCCTGTCGTAAAGGCAAGCCGCAGGTACTCCAACTCGGCAAATGTCGCCTTCTGCCTAACGTTGAGTTTATCCACCTCCGCCACCGATTTTCCGTGCTCGTCCTCGTAGACCCCGTATCCTACACCGTCCACCAGCCCTGAATGGAAGTCCTTGCTCTTGACGGCGTCCGCCTTGATGTATCTTGCTATCATGTCAAGCAGCGTGGCATTTCCGCTTCCGTCAATCCCCATACCAGCAGCAAAGGCAATCCCCTTTAGGAGTGTTATCAGCTCTTGGGCGGTGTCAGGGGAATCCTTGCGGAGGAAACGTGGGTCAACATAGTTCTTGATTATCTCGGCAGTCTGATTAGCGTTGATACCGCCACCGCTGAAATTACCCGAAAGGATATTATTCACATCCTCCTTGAGTTGAGAGATAGTACCCTTGACAGCTTGATTGCCAACGACAATATCCTGTATGATTGGATAGTCCAGCTTCGTAACCAGCTTGATAACACGTGTATTTAACTGATAGCCCTGCCCATCGTCAAAGACTACCTTCTGCCCTATGTAAAGGTTAGGGTTACGCTCCGCAAAGACAACCGCATTAGACGCAAAGGAATAATTGTTATTGTCTTGCGTCCGTCTGTTTATCTCCTTGATGGTGCGTGCTGCTAATTCCGCTTGAGCGAGCTTTGTTTCGTGTTCGCCCATAACGATGTTAAACAGCACGACCATATTACAAGTGAAGTCTGGGAGGTTCTTGCCACGTGGGTAAAGACCTTCGCTTTCGTTGGTAGGAATGATGGTGTCGCCACTCTGATACTTGATTATCTCATAGTCGCCCTTGATGATAGATACACCACTATCACCATTTGAGGTACTCTCTGGGATATTCTGATTCGTCTCGTGGTAGTGGAGTTCAAAGCCCTCCTGCCCGTTTGGCTGCCCTACAAGCCCCTGCGTCAGTGCATCGTATTGCCCATCCGTGGCGTGAGTGTTAACCTTGAATATTCCTTTGAGCGTGTAACCCTGTAATACCTGCTTTGTGCGTTCTATCTCATAATCATACCAATAGTGCGTGATGATTTCTCCGCTTTCGTTCTTATCGTGGGTTATGTTGATAGCATTCTTGCCTGCTATCTGCGTTGTAGAAGGGAACGCAAGGCGCATATACCAAATAGTATAGGTCTTTTTGTTTCCCCTGCTGTCAAGCTCTATTTCCTTTGTCTGGCTATTCTTGAGGAAACGCACGTGCTTACGAACATTGTAAACATACAAGTCGATATGCGGGTAAACATCATCAAAGGAGAGTGCCAATGTCTGCTTGATAGCGTTTGAAGCGTCAAAAGCTGCCTTTGTGGTAATATTCCCGTCTGTGTCTACATAGATACATCCGTCTGGATAGATAGATTTGTCAAGACCTAATCTTAGAAGTGTTGCAACATTGCCAGTGCCAACAAGTGCCTTTGTAGACATATTCTTTGTTGAGCCTTGTGGGTAAAAGCAGTTGTAGTAATTCTCCTTGCTATCGCTTATGTTAGGCACTTGTACATTATCATGCGCCTTTAACGTGGGCACTTCCTCACCGAGATTAATACTTATCTGACCGAAGTACAACGCTTTGTGCTCCCATGACAAATGCCACTCGCAAGCATTGTTCTTGCAACCTTGAGCAATAGAAGAGAGTACCGAAAGAATGTCGTTTGCTGATACCGAAAATGAAACAGACGCATCCACATTACCGCAAAGGGTGTAAGTGAATTTGTTCTCTGTTATTCCTAATGCTTCGTTGATAGCCTTGCAAGCGTATTCAAGTGCATTTGTCGTTAACCCATCAAATGACCATTCTTGCTGTTTGATAGGGTTCTTATCCGCATCCGTGGTGTCATAGAGAAACGGCACACGTGATAGCCACATCAAAGGGTGGTTAAATTCGGGGGTGTATTTGAAAGCCGTGTTATCTTCTGTCGGTGTGTATGCGTTGAGTAGCCTATACTTCAACCCATCATCAAAAGGTATGATATACGCACCAGCAGGCAAAGTAACCTTTAATTCGCTTTGCCATGACAAACGCACTAAGTTGGACTTCCCCAACTCTTCTTCATGTTCTGCCCCACTTGTAAGCGTTGCATCTATTATCTTATTGCCGTTGATGTCGTATATTACCATATGCACAAAGGTAGTTAATTTTATTTGTAATTCAAATATATTATTTGCGATTATTTGGGTTCATTTCTGTAACCTTTAGGACAAACTTACCAATACCTCGCATAAATTGACTAAACTGAGAACAAGACTGATACAAACAATGATAAACAATTCCAGGCTGAAATGAAGTTTCAATATCAAGAACACCTTTTGCAAGTACCTCGCAGAATGCGATGTACCGAGCAAAAAATTGTTCTTCGTCTTTAGCTGTGAGATTTAATTGTAGTGTTAATTCACGAGAATCAACATAAACAGGAGCTGTCAAGTATTCTTTACCATGTTTAATCCTATCATCATTGTTGATATATGGTTTAACGCCTGGCGGAGTCATCAAAGCCGATAAAGACGTATCATCCATACTGATACCCCATGAGAGGTAAGCATCTTTTTCGTTTATTTTCAATTGTCCTTTTGGCATATTACTTTAAATCTTCTAAATTCTTATTAACTTTATCTATCTTTAAAGAGAAGTCATTATACATAGACTTCGAACACTTCAATATATCTTCAAGATAGCTATTATTTGCTAACATTAAATTCCTTATCTCTATAATAGTTGTGTTAGTTGACGAAGACAAGGAATACATATAAGCAATATTAGCCATTATTGATGTGACTAATTCCTTAATCTGGTCACGTGAGATATTCCCTGCCGTTGTGAGTGCAATGATGTTGCTTGCTTGCTCAAAGGTGATTGATGTCACTCCAT